ATGGCAAAGCATATCCAATTCAGTACCACTGGCGGGCCGGAAGTGTTGCAGTACCTTGATTTCACCCCTTCTGACCCTGCGGCAAATGAGGTTCAGGTAGAAAACAAGGCAATCGGTATTAACTATATCGATACTTATATTCGCAGTGGGCTTTATTCACCATCACAGTTTCCCAGTGGATTGGGAACAGAGGCTGCGGGAATTGTCACCAAAGTGGGTTCATCGGTTAACACAATAAACGTCGGTGACCGGGTGGTGTATGCCCAATCAGCTCTCGGGGCTTACAGCGAAGTGCATAATGTTGCGGCAGAGAAGATTGCCATACTTCCTGACAACATCTCTTTCGAGCAGGCCGCAGCATCATTCCTCAAAGGACTGACCGTGCACTATCTGTTGCGCCAAACCCACGAGATAAAACCGGGTGAGGTATTCCTGTTCCATGCAGCGGCAGGGGGAGTAGGGCTAATTGCATGCCAGTGGGCGCAAGCGCTTGGTGCTAAGCTTATCGGCAGTGTTGGTTCTGATGAAAAGGCCAAATTAGCAAAAGCTGCTGGTGCCTGGGCCACGATTAACTATCGTACAGAAAATATTGCCGAGCGGGTGGCAGAGCTGACTAATGGCGAAAAAGTGGGTGTGGTGTATGACTCCGTCGGGAAAAGTACCTGGCTGGACTCGCTTAATAGCCTTAAGCGTAGAGGCTTGATGGTGAGTTTCGGTAATGCCTCCGGCCCAGTGACTGGAGTAGATCTTGCCATCCTGAACCAAAAAGGCGGGCTATATGTTACTCGCCCCTCTCTCAACACTTATGTCACCAATCGGCAAGAGTTAGAAAGTGCCAGCCACGAACTGTTTTCACTGATTGCTAGCGGAGCAATTAATGTCGATGTGGCAAAGGCACAGCAATTCCCGTTGCGTGATGCTCACCGTGCCCATCAAATTTTAGAAAGCCGCCAGACCACAGGATCCAGCTTACTGATACCGTAAGTTGTCTGGCCATTCCTCAGTAATATTGTTGAAAAAACAAAGGGCTCCGATTAGGGAGCCCTTCTTTACAACGCTTTCTTTGATGCACATGTAGGGGCACAGCAGCGTATTCTGTCAGAGCTAACTGCCGTTTATACGGCTATTTTTACCTCTGGCAGGGATGAAAATATGATACCAAATCGTATCGGTTAGCATCCTAGCAAGCACGCTCGAGAAAAAATACGTTTTCCCTCGGATTCGCCCCACTAATCTTTCAGGCTGTGATCGCTGCCGCAAGAAAGTAAAATTTTAGTAACGCCTGACTATCGGTTTCTGCATCGAACGCCATATCCAGACCGCCACCACCGCCAGAATCAACCAAGGTAACAGCTTAATCATCATGACGAATAAGCCGCCCAACATCATAAAAGCGGCAGCCACCAATAATGCAGCGAAGATCCCTAGCAGGGATATACCGGTTACCATCAGCATGATAAAAAAGCCGATAACAAAGAGAATTTCAAACATGGCTGACTCCTTAATAATTGTGTGTGTCCCACAACCACATCATTAAATATAACGAACAAATCGGGGATTTTATAAGAAGTATTACAAGAAGCATGCCAACTTTAATGCATCAGCTAATACATTGAATTTACTTATTAAGTAATATAAATGCCTACCAGAAAAACAGATAGGCATGGTCGATTTGACTAACTTATAGCTATTTTATTATACCCAAAGTAATTGGCATCGCAGGTAGGCAGCAAGTGAACGCATCCCGAATCATTTACTCAAGTAAGTGATTCGGGTAAGTAAACGTAGCTAACAACCCTGCGACTTCAAGGACGAAGGGTATAAGGCTGAGTGACCAGCGCTAAGGCTTGCTCTACTACGGCAACACCGGCACCGGGCTTATGGGCATTTTCACTTAGATGGCGACGCCATTGACGCGCACCAGGGATCCCCTGAAAGATACCAAGAATATGCCGGGTGATGTGGCCCAGATAAGCGCCGCGAGACAACTCCTGTTCGATATAAGGATAAAGTGCTTCAATCGCCTTAACGCTATCGACTACAGGGGCATTCGCATCAAACAGTTCTCGATCGACTTGGGTCAAAATGCTTGGATTTTGGTAGGCTTCGCGGCCCATCATCACCCCATCAAGATGTTTAAGATGCTCTTTGGCTTCAGCCAGCGTTTTCACACCACCGTTAATGGCAATAGTCAGTGTTGGGAAATCACGCTTGAGCTGATAAACCCGCTCATAATCCAGCGGTGGCACTTCACGGTTCTCTTTCGGACTAAGCCCTGAGAGCCAGGCTTTACGAGCATGAATGGTAAAGATATCGCATTCACCACGGTCTGCCACCGTTTGCACAAACTCGCACAAGAACTCATAGCTATCCAGTTGGTCAATGCCGATACGAGTTTTAACGGTGACAGGAATAGAAACCACATCACGCATAGCTTTAATGCAGTCAGCGACCAGTTCAGCCTCACCCATCAGGCAAGCGCCGAAACGACCATTTTGCACCCGATCAGATGGGCAACCCACATTCAGGTTTATTTCATTGTAGCCGCGTTGTTCAGCCAATTTGGCACAATGTGCCAGTGCTTGCGGGTCACTGCCCCCAAGCTGCAGTGCCACCGGATGATCCTGTTCGCTATAAGCCAGATAGTCAGCTTTGCCATGAATAATGGCACCGGTGGTGACCATCTCGGTATATAACAAGGTCTGCTTGGTTAACAAACGATGAAAATAGCGACAATGACGATCAGTCCAGTCGAGCATCGGCGCGACGGAAAAACGTTGCAGGGGGTAATTGCCTTTAGAGTCGCTCTTTATGCCTATTACGGCTGAATTTGTGAATGTGTTATTTTCGTGCATTCTGGGTCATTTTGTCGTATTTTTTCTTTATCAGCACCCCATACAGCACCCCTAATACGTGGGGTGCTGAGATAGGACAAGGGAAAAGCATGGCCTACTATAGCATAGAAAAACGCCTTCGCGCCGATGGCACTGCCCGCTATCGCTGCACCGTGGGTGTAAAAGAAGGGGGTAAATACATCTACCGAGAGAACCGTACCTTCGGCAAACAGGCCCATGCTAAAACGTGGGGTGCCAACCGTGTAGCTGAGTTAGAGGTCAATGGGGTGCCAAACATCAATGATGTCACTGGCATGACTGTTGGTCAGCTACTAAAGCGATATATTGCCGATCCTAACCTCGGTGGTAAAGCGGGCCGTACCAAAACCTATGTTTTAAACATGCTGGTAGATTGCGATATCGCTGCAATAAAACTGGCAGATCTTCAAACAAACCATGTTATTGAGCACTGTCGGCATCGTGCTGGAGCTGGTGCAGGGCCATCAACTGTAGGCCATGATCTAAGCTATCTATCTTCTGTGCTGGCAGCAGCTAAACCTATCTTTGGGATTGATTACACCGATAATCCAGTAATCATCGCCAGACCAATCCTCATCAATATGGGATTGGTTGGAAAGTCGCAGCGCCGATCGCGCAGACCTCTTGCCACAGAAATTGAAAAGCTAATTGAAGGGCTGAGAATTCGCTCGGCTAATGCCGGGGCAAAAATCCCTTACGAGGATATTCTTAACTTCTCCATTTTGTCATGTATGCGTATCGGTGAGGTATGCCGGATCAGGTGGGAAGATATAGACGAGAAACAAAAATCTGTTTTAGTCAGAGATAGGAAAGATCCACGTAAGAAATCTGGCAACCATATGCAGGTCCCATTACTCGGTGAGGCTTGGGATATCGTGCAGCGCCAGCCAAAAACAGAAACCTATATTTTCCCCTATAACTCAAACTCAGTTACAGCAGGTTTTCAGCGGGTACGTAATGATCTGGGTATTGAGGACTTACGGTATCACGATTTACGAAGGGAGGGGGCAAGCAGGCTATTTGAGGCGGGTTTCTCTATTGAAGAAGTAGCCCAGGTTACTGGCCACCGATCACTTAATGTTCTTTGGCAGGTTTATACTGAGTTATATCCAAAGTCACTTCATGAAAAGTTCGAATCTTTGAAGAAGTAAATCCAACCTATAGGCAATATTTTTGATAATAATTTTTTATGTTTAGTTTTACTTGTTTAGATATGTTGAAACCATCTAAGATTCTTTGAAATGCTGCTTCAGGACACGGAGGCCTAACTGTCATATCTCCAGCCATGACTCCAGCAGCAAGGCTTGTTGACGCATAGATATCAGCTTTCCTGTAATAAACATAACTTGGGTGTGTTAGAAATGGATGGTCTCCCGCAGTTAAAATACAAGTCTCGTCATAGGGATGATTTGCTGTGATAGATGTTATATTCACTAAAAGCACAGATTCCGCGTTCGCATATCTTGGATATGGTTTCGGATCATTACACACTATATGTAAATGTAGTCCCGGCCCTGAAGGCACAAGAATAGAACCTTTTGCTAGCGGAATATACTGAGCCATCCATTAACCCAATTTGTAGGCTGAAAGAATTTGATCTAGTTGTTCACGTTCAAGAATTTTAGAATGCATTTGTTCGGAGAGTTCAGCGCCTTTACCTAAAGCGGCAAATGTTGCAGACATTGGAATCGCTACAGATGTTTGCCCCGGATTCTGCCACTCAGCACAATGGTCATGAGTAAAATCCCTGATTTGGTATTTATTCATGTTTCCAAACTCAGCAAAAATAGAATCCATAACCTCTATATCAGCTTCGCTAAGCTCATCTAGTGAATCATGAGAAATAAGCGCACGCTTAAGTGCAACCTCATAATTTTCCTTTCCAGATATCCAGTGGTTCCACCCTTTGTCTTCATCCTCTCCACCATTCTTAACAAGATCATAGGTTTGAGACAAAACAGGTCCGTGCTTCATAGCAACAAAGCGATCACCACTAATAGAATCACCGAAAAGATCAAGTGATTTACGGTCTGATAAATATAATAGCTTGATAAGTTTCAGATATGCCATGCGCCCACCGTCTCTCGACAATAGGTAGGCAGCCATTTGGGCTACTCTTTCTTCGCTAAACATAAATTCACCTCAAGTTATTCTCATGAATATTTTCACGATTTTGCCAGCAGAATGTCTAGCTAGCTATACACAGTGTATTACTATTGCTGGCATTTTATCAACCCTGCGACAGTCCATTTTGAAGTAAGTTAAAAGCTTTTAGCTGCTACTTAAAAACAGATGCCAGCATTTTCAAAGAAGTTAGCCATAAGGTAACGCACGTAGGCCACACGTTCGATACAGATGTGTGTAGTAAAATTAATTTTTAATTATTTGAAAAAATCAAGTTGAAATTCACCGTAAACAACTGTATTTATATCCAGTAAAACTACTGGGGTAACATCATGCCAAAAAATCCTAAAGACGAATTTACAGGGATGAGAGAACTAACTTCTTTTGATACAGCTCACAGTGCCTTTGGTGAGTTCATTATTATGCGATCGTCATTCACTGATACTCTCACTGGTTTCAGACAAATTGAACCAGAGCATTACCCAGACCAACAAGTAATGATTCGTTTGGAAGCAGCTAAAAAACTGATTAGAGAACTACAGAGGCGCGTGGATTATATCGAGTCTGGTATTGAAGATGTTAACACTAAAACCTGCTATCACAGTTGAGGGAATAGGTATGCTACGTGTTGAAGTGACCATAGATAAACTGAATATTAAGAAATTCCCTGCAGGGTACTCTGATGCTCTTGCCGAAGAGTTAGATAAACGGCTTGGTAGGAAGTTTGACGAGGTTGACGTAAAAGTCAGGTTTGCGGGAGCTGATGGGTTAACGGTTCTTGGCGGGGGTAGCGAGGATAAAAAGACGGTCGAAGAGATTTTACAGGATACATGGGAAAGTGCAGATGATTGGTTTCAGGCTTAAGAACACGAAGAATAGATTGGGTCATTAAGCCTGGAACTGTTACCGCGCGGACATTAATGCGCGCTGTTCTTCGGCGGGAATGTATTTATAGATAGTTTTAGGTGACACATCAAGAACCAAAGCTACTTGATTGAGGCTAGCTCCATTGCTAAACATGCGTCTGGCCCTTTCAATAACTTCATGTGTCATTATCCTGCGACGACCTCCTATTCGTCCCTCAGATCTTGCAGCGGCCAAACCTGCGAGAGTGCGTTCGACTATCAATTCGCGTTCCATTTCCGCTAGTGCTGACATCACATGAAAGAAAAACCGGCCCATTGCGGTACTGGTATCAATGCTATCGGTCAGGCTGCGAAAGTGCACACCACGGCTTTTTAACTCTTCTATCAGTGCAATTAGGTGGCGAACGCTGCGGCCCAGCCTGTCAAGCTTCCACACAACCAATGTATCTCCCTCAGACATGGCGCGCATTGCTCGCTTTAAACCTGGCCTATCTGATGATTTTCCGCTGATTTTATCTTCAAAAATATGTTCACAATTTGCACTAACTAGCGCATTGCGCTGTAGATCAGTGTTTTGGTCATTTGTTGATACTCTTATATAGCCAATTAACATGTTTGATTACCCAAAGAAAATGAATGCAGTGTGTCATTTTTGTGGGGATGGCTAAAGGTTCAGTTTTCGCTAAAACCTTGGTTTAAGCGATGTGGCACATATTCCGCAACTTACGGGTATTGTCGGCACATCTCGAAACTCAAAAATGAGTATTGCTGCCGCATCAGCAACGGCAACATTTACCGCAGATGAATTAATCGTGCAAACGGCGTTAGGTGGGCGTCAGTACAAACTGAGTAGTTTTAGCAAGACAGTAAACCTTGCGACAACTGGAGCAGGCGGGATGGATACCGGCACTGTTCCCGTAACTGGATTCGTTGCACTGTATGCGATTTATAACCCAACAACTCAAGCATCTGCACTTCTGGCAGTTAATACCACATCAGTATTCGCTCCAGAGATTTGCGGCGGGGTAATACCACTGGGATATACCGCATCAGCACTTGTTGGTGTATTACCCATTAGGTCCAGTAAATTTAGACCCTCTTATCTTGCTGGTAGAACCGTGAGTTTTGAATTAACACCAGTCTATATATCGTCGTCAGTCAGTAGTCCCGTAACCAGATTAGATATCAGTGCGGCTGTACCTAAAAATGCAACTCTAGCCAAGGGGGTATGCTCTGTCGGGGGGGCTAGCTCGTCAGGCGGATATTCGTCAGTCAGAATATGGTCCAACCTCGCTTTGGTTGGAGAGCAAGAGGTTAGATTAGGGGGACAGGCTGGTAGTGGTGCCGATATTGTTGGCAATTTTGCAGTTAATGTTATTGAACAACAATCATTATATTTCAGTTTTAGTTCCGATATGACAGGTGCAATTTCTGGTTTGATTAAAATTTCATCTTACGAGTTTTAAGGATGCAATATGGATATCAACGTGCAGTTTTCCGATAAAACAGAATCAACTATAACCACCCTATTTGGCGGGCCTCAATCCCCTGATGACTTTGATTTTTTGGGTGAAGTCAATGTTAATGACGCCAGATATATCGCTTTCTATGACGCTTTATCAGAGCTATCCAAAAGGTCATTACCAAAACCTACATACCCTTAGGAATACCGGGCCATTAAGCCCGGTTTTGTATTTACGCTTCAGTTAAAATAGTGCCTGGTGCAACTGGCCACTCGATATCTGGCGCTTTTGATGTATCAATCCGCATCAATAACACTCGATATTTCTTCCACGCCGCTAACTCAGTGGCCTCGTTTCCCTCCGCATAATTACCGTCCATCGCATCTTGTCGCCAGCTAATCTCTGAGTCAGAAATGGCTTTCAGTTCAGCTTTTTTTAGCGTTGCTGCTTGTATCGCTGCCGTTGATTTGGCTTCTTCATCAATAACCCAAGAATTACCGTTCCATTTGTCGAATTGGTCTGGCGCTTTATCAGTTGTATTAGCCGGATAATCGCCTAATTCTTTAATGAGGATTTCAGTTTTAGTTGCAGTGCTATAGCGAGTTTCGCCACGATGATCTGCAACATATTCCCACGTTTTCTTGTCAGTAGTGCGGCAAATGGCAAATCCTACTTTCGCTATTGGCGGCTCGTCAATATATGAATGTGCGGGGATACCAACTCCAATTTGGAGGTATTCTTCTGACTTCAAAATATATTCATTAGTAACTGGCGCGGTGTTATAAACGGTAACCCATCCGGCATCCAGCGAGTATCCATCTTTATCAAATTTCAT